TGCAACTACTTTCATTAACTTCGCAGTTTCTGATTTTTCGTTTAAGTATGAAGATGAATATTCATTAGCAAATGCTTCGAATAGTTTTCTTCCAAAATGGTTCTCTCTAGCACCCTTGATGTCTTCTTTCAATTGTGTGATTTCCTCTGCTAATTTTTTGTTAACAGACTCTTGAACTATTTTAGCCGATTTCTCTATGAAGCGTTGTTTTACTTCATCTAGTTTTACTTTGGCTTCTTTTACAAGTTTTACCTTGGTTTCTGCCAAATCTTTTTTGTCTTCTGCAAACTCTGTGATTTCTTTTGCGAGTTGCTTAACAACAAAGTCTTCAAGTTTTGCAAAGTTTTCTGAAACTTTTTTACGGTCTTCATTAACTTCTGCAATTTCTTTTGTCAATTGTTTAAGAACGAATTCTTTTAACAAATTAGAATGTTCACTTACTTGCTTCTTATATTGGACTCTTGCTTCAGCAAGTGCCTTTTTATCTTCGGCAAATTCAGCGATTTCTGATGACAATTTCTCGGAGACCATGCGATCAAGTGCTTCGACCATGTTTTGCTTATCATGTTCGTAGCGTTTCGCAAACTCCTCACGAAGTTCAGCAGTAACACTGTTTTTGTTCTCTTTAACTTTTTCGTTCCATGCTTCCTCTAGAGAAGATCTTACTTCCTCACTTAGGATGCCTGTTTCAAAAAGTTTATTAAAAACATCACTCATTGGCTTCTCCTTATTGTTACTGCAAGCCTTTTATGACTCGTAGTATCTGTTCTTTGAGATACTTTTGTGCCTTTTGATCATTGCTGATCTCATGCACCGACCTCATCGCACTATAACCACCTCTAGTATTCATGATGTGTTCATAGATTGGTGTAGGGTAGGCTCCCGGTGCACTAGGTTGTGCTACCACATCAACTGTGATAATTTCGAAATCGCTAACGTGACCATCGCCTTCGTTAACATTTCCACTTCCTCTGCTGGATACACCTAATTTAACTCCGCTTTCCAGCATTGTTTTTACCAAGTTACCCATAGGAGTAGGCAAGATTTTCATCTTGCCGTACCCATTAGGACCATCCATCCACATATCTGTAATCATGTGGCTAACTCTGTCCAAGTTTACTTTCAAATCATCTGGGTGATCTACTTCACCAAGAACCGAATAACCACCGTCAATTTGATCTTTTAGAGTCGATACAGCGTTGCCTATCTCGGAGACAGGGTAGATTCGCTGGTTAGCGTTTTTCACACCACCCTGAATACAGATGCCTTTTAGGTAAAGAGATTTTTTGTCCCCTTCACCTGATGACTCTAACGTGACCTTTGCTTGATCAAACGTTAAGTGTTCTCTTAAGTATAAAGATGCCATTTATGGCTTCCTCCTTAATAAATTATTCAGCACTTTTTACAGATGCTTTTTTAAAAGTGTCGCCTGCTTTTGAACCTGGTTCATTCTCGAAAGATTTTCCCATGTCTTTTGGCTTAACGGCACTACCGCCCTTTTCTTCACCACCTTGTGCAATGTTTTTACCATCAGCACCACCTTCAGTTCCACCTTTCGATGCTACTGGAGATTGGGTGTTATCAGCACCTTCTGAATTTTTAGGAGCAGAGACTTTTTCAACATATTCTCTCATAGTCTCGCCAGCGGATTTATCTTGTTTTGCTCCTTCCATTGGAATTTCTTCCCCTGTCAGTTCGGCCATCGCTGATTCTTTTTCGCTCTCGTCGTCCATGTTATCCATGTCGTCCATATCGTCTTCAGCACCTTCTTCGCCTTCGTCGTCGGCTTTATCACCAACCATAGAGTCGAATTCTGCTTTTAACTCATCAAGAGCATCTTCTAAGTCAACTACACGGTCTTCTAGATCTTCATGATCTTCTTCATGATCGTCTGTTTTACCGTCATCATTGTAATCAGTGTCTGCTTCAACATCTGACATCATGTCGTCTGCGGCATCTCCACCAATTTCTTCAATTGACTCTTCGTTATTTTCTGAAACTTCTTCGTCTGTTTCTTCGTCTGTTGCTTCTTCAACTGACTCTTCGTCTTCATCAGTTGCTTCTTCAACTGAATCTTCATCTGATTTAGCAGTTTCATCTACTGCTTCATCTTCCTTAGATTCATCAGTTGCTTCTTCTACAGCATCTTCTTCTGATTCTTCAGTAGACTCAATAAGTCCCTGATAGATTTCTTTAGACTTTTCTACAACGATATCATGGAAAAGTTCTTCTGCTTTTTCCTTATCTTCGTTTACTAGCAAGTCCAATAATTGTTCAAATTTTGCATTATCTGACATTGTTTTTCTCCTTTATGTTTGTTTATTAGGCAAGGCTGTCAATACATATTTACAAAAAAACCAGTTTTACCGACTAAAATAGGTAAAAATTCGCTTTTTTGACTATTCTTGGTCAAAAACTTGCTTTTCAAACTGTTCATATGTAATAACTTTATAGTTATTGTGGTTATTTAATATAGTAGGGTTAAAATCACCGTCTTTCGTGACCCTATAAAACGTTATATCGCTGTGTTCTTTAATAACTGATTCTGACTGTCTTAGCCAATTACCGTAATATGTAGCAGGTTCTACGCTTTTTTTATAGTTAGGAGTGTCTGAATATATGTTATTAACACGTTTACCGTCAAATAAACCCTGGTAATCAAAGCCTAAAATATATAATTCTTGGTACCAATCTGTAGCCGCTTTCCACAGTGCAGTAGGTCCACTACTCCATCCTTTATTAGGATTAAAATAGTGTAGTTGTGAATATTTTTCGTAGGCTTTATTAAAGTTGGTCCATACTTGCCCATCTAGATGATAGTTATTAGCCACAATTTCGTGTACCATTTTAGGATCAACAGCAATTAGAAAGTCAGGAGCAAACGTTCTGTACACAGCATTACAGGCATAGATTTTACCTTTACCAACTAATCGTTGTAAATCAAAATCTTTTCGTGAAGTACCGTTACCTATGACAAACGCTTTGCTCATAGTGTTATTTAAAAAAAGTAGATTATGCTATTGCGGCTTCTGGTGCAGGCTGGCCGTACATTAATTTAATGAAGTCTAATTCTTTTACCTGCTCTAATTCACGTGCTTCTGCTGTGCGTCTTATAGTATTAATTTGACTTAATGTAAGACGTGTTTTTCTTGTGTCGTCAGCGTGTACCACTGAAATATCTCTTTCAGCATCGTAACGCTTGTCGTCTTCGAAGTTTTTACCGTCTTTATTAAAATAAAAAAATTCTTGTAATAGCATGAAAGTATTTATACTCCTGTAGGCTCTGTACCGCCGGTAGGCTCTTCGCCAGGTGCTGGTTCAGGTGGTTCAGGTGATTCTGCTCCAGGTTCGGTTGAACCTAGTGTATCAAGATCAGTTTGCATACCGCCAGGGGTTACTCCAACTCCTCGCATCTGCTGTTGTGATCCTACATTATCAATTACTTCTCCTGAATTTTCTTCACGCCACATAGTTTCGTTTTCTGCAATTTCTTCTGCACTTAAACCTAAGAAACGTTTTAATGCAAAACGTTTGCTAACATAAGGAACTTCTTGCAGTGATGCAAAAGTGTTTACCCTAGCATTATCCATTTCACTTTGTCTATATGCGGCAAAGTTTTGTGGCGGATTCATTTGTAAGTCAAATAGATTGTTATCAATGTTAACGCCTTTTGCGTTTAGATACATTTTAAATTCTCTATCAAATATATGACTTATTAAACTTTGTAATCTTGTGCAATACTTGTTAAATCTTAACTCTTGAATGTATGCTGTACCAACTCTACCATCATTATATTGTGCCGCACTGTCGTCAGCACCTGTTGGCAAATATGAACTTGGAATACGCAACCCTCTAAACAACTTATTAGTAAAGTATTTTAAGTCATCAATTTCGCCTAGGTTAGTACCACCAGGTAATGTTTCAACTTTAGATCCACGTCCTTCTGCTGTTTGTGGGAAGAAGTAGTCCTCATTAATTGATAATGGATTGAAACTAGCATCAATAACGTTGGTTCCACCGCCTGTTGAACTTGGAATACGTCTTTGATGGATTTCATTTTTCACTCTTTCAACGAATCCCATAGCAAGGTGTGTTGGCATATTACCTACGTCAATATAGAACACACGTCTTTCAGGTGCTCTTTGTACACGATAGATAATGATAGCATCTTCTAATAATTCTTTTTGTTTATAAACTTTAAAAACTGATTCTAATAATGAATTACCAAAAGGAAAATTTCTATCTAAGCCTTCACTTAAACTTAAATGTACAACGTGGTTGGCATCAATTGCCAATTGATTCATTTGTCTTTCAAATCTTGTACCAAAGTTTTGTGGACCTGACCCAACATAACCTCTGCCTAATGACCCACCGCTTGTTGTATAGTCCACTTGTCCTGAACCTGATTGTGCATTAAGTTGTGTTACTGATAGATTTTGAAAATTAGGATTAGCATCTCTAATAACATATTGCTCTGGCTCTTTGCCTTCGCTTTCATTTACAATAATTTTATCTACTTTAGCAGGGTCAACGTGCAACCATTTAAATGTTTCAGGATCTCTTACAAAGAATGCATCGCCATATTTGAATACATTACGTACAATTTTAAATATTCGTCTTTCAAAGTTGTTTAGATCCGCCCACTGTTGCAAATAACTTTTTAAAATTTTTGTTTCAGTACTTGTTGTTTGCGACTTAAAAAATATATTAAATGGAGTTTTGTTTTCATTGTTTTGTTGCGTACAAAATTCTGCTAAAATATCTAATGCCGCATTTACTTCACTGTCAACATCCATGGTTTCATATTGACCATAACGTTCAATACGATTAGGATGTCCTGAATAAACGTCAGGTAAAAAAGATGAATAGTTGGATCTTGCGGGACCGGCTTGTCCTGAACCTGCGATAGGACTAAGTGTGCCCGATGTGTCTTTTGGAGTGTATTCTTGAAAGTATTTTTTCCAACTCATGTATATTTTCCTTTATGCTAGTCTACATACTTTGTAGTTCAGACAGCATTTCTTTATTAATTCTTATTAATTCGTCCATTTTAGAACCTAAACCGCCACCGTTAATGTTATTTACCGATGTTCCAGATCCTGAACTGTTATTTGATTGTACACTCTTTTTCTCCATTTCGTCAAGTTGTTCGTCACTCAAACCGGTGATTGATTTTGCCAAACCGCGTGTTTGATCTTTAATACCTGCTTCATTATCCTTTGCGTATGCATCATATTTGGCACCCATGGACTGTGCTTGGTTAATCATGGAACCAATATCCATTTTTCCATCCTTCATGCCCTGCATCATGTTGCCCATGTCACCCTGCATCATGTTCAGCATACCACCAAGTGGAGAATTCTTAGGAATAACCGCTTCTTCGCCGTGTAACATAGCGGCCTGTCCCTGGCCAAAGTTTTTGAATAAACTTCCCATTGCTAGGGTACCGCCGGACATACTGTTTTTCTTATGCTCTTCTAATATTTTAGCCATACCGGCAAGTTCTTCGTCGCTAAATTTATCACCGTGAAAACCTGCTTCCAAGTTTCCAAATATATCACCTACAGGTCTTGCTACCGTGCCAATAGCACTCATAACGTGACCAAATGCAGATTTGAACCAATTCTTATCATCCTTCATTTTTTCAAAATGAAGTGTTTTCATTTCCTGCAGGATGTCGTTAATTTCTTCCTCGCTGTAGGCTCTTCCGTCATGTTTTTTCTCACTTAAATCTCTACTTGCTAATGAACCAGTATAGCCTACACCCATATCACTGCCAGCAGTTCCACCTACCCCTTCTCTAATTGCTTGTGATAATGTCTCTCCTATTTGTCTGAGTAGATCTTTCAAACCGTTCATGATATTCTCTCGACCCTTTTCGTCAAAAGGATTTAGGTCTGTGGTAAGTCTTTCTAAGAATTTTATTACGTCAGGAGTTTTTTCTCTAATCCATTTTGCAAAGTTTTCCATGGCTGTTTGGAATTCACCGCTTGAAAATACTTTTGTGAATAACTCAGAAAATGCCGCTCTAACATCTTTAAGTGCAATGTTCAATGTATTAAACAGATCAACAGCACCACCACTCTTGCCCATCTTACCTTGAATGTCATCAACACTACCACCAAATAGATTAATACCATTGATAATGTTGCTGAGTGCTGTACCATACGGGTCGCCCATTAACATAAGTGTACCAGCCAACTTGGCATTGGCGTCGGC